TCGCAACTGCTGTAGCAATATTATCAAATTCAGTATTAATCTCTGTTCCTTTAACTATTTTGTTTGGATCTCCACTGTTTAACGTATCCTTTGCTGCGAAGTTAGTTGTTTTTGAATAATTACTCATTATATAGTCCTTCCTAGAACTGAATAAATATCTATCTTTTGTAGTGATAGAGGGTTACTATCTATTGATGCGTTTACTCCTACTTGTAAAATAGTACCATTTCCTGATAATTGTGTACTAAGTTTATCAATAAATACAGTAGCTGAATATTCTGCTATATTGTATTCTGCTGTACCATACTCAGCAATGTTTCCTTGTTTTGTTTGTACATCAGCATTATTAAAACTGTTTTCATAATCAAAAGCCCATTTCAAAGCTAATGTAGTATTAATAGCACCTATGACTGTTACATTAATCTTTTTAGGTATCTTAGTTACAGCAGGATTACCAAAGTCTAAGTATGGTGATAAATAACTAAATACATAACTAGAACCACCATCAGTAAAGTTTTTATACTGTGCTATACCATTAGGTTGTCCTAACAGTAATCTGTTGTCATTTGTTACCGCTAATGATGATGGGTCTATACTATCCCATCTAGTTACTCTGTATGAACCATCAGGTAGTGTTGCTCTCACATCAAAACAAAATGTAAAACCTGAAGCTGGTAAAGTTAGTAAATAAAATGCTTCTTTCTCATAGTATATACTTCTTATCTCATCTTTGCTCTCTACTGCTACAAGAGAAAGAAAGTTATCTCTTACATTCTTTGACAAGTCTCTTAGTGGTGCTGACTTCTCTTGTATGGTTCTACCTAGACTTCTTAGACCACTATCAGATAGAAATACTAAATCAGTACCTATAACTTGTACAGAGTCTCTTGCAATACAACCTGTGCCTACGATTACATCATTCAATGATATGTTACTTACATCATCTGCATTTTGATATAATACAATGTGATGTTCACAGAATATTACTAGAAAGTTATTATGTGCAGCCAGTGCTGTTATCTTATCACCACCAGGTACAACTTTCTCTAAATTTAACTGTCCTGAACCAGAACCACTAAAGTCTGAACCGTCTAGTAATACACTGTGGTATATTGTTAATGGATCATTTACTATATTAGCCATCCACATTCTACCAAAAGCTGATAGTGCTACATTAGGTGTAAATGTATCTGTTGCATATCCAGAAGGTACATTACCTACATCTCCTAGTCTTTGTAGTCCAAAGTCTCCTGTGTGTGCATGACTACCACCTCCACCACCACCTACAGGTAACTTATGGTATACTAAAGTAGGATGACCTTTTTGCACTGCATACATATGTGGACTAAAATTAGTACCGCTTTCAAACTCTGCTTGTTTAAACTGCCAGTTGTTATCTGATATGGTATATGTAATTGTTGCATTAGCGTTAGTATTATATACAGGCATAGCAGACATACTAGTTTCACCTCTATACAACTTTTCATCACCACCACTAATAATAGTATGTGATCCTGTAGCTGTATAATTATCAAACTCTACCATACACTCTGGTAGTGTAGATGTACCACCAGCAGTTGTTTGATACTCCCAACCTCTTCTAGCAGCCATTCTACCAGACTTATCAATCACAGCATTATCTGCTTCTAATGTAAATGACAAGTCAAGAGTTACACCAGAGTCTTGTGTGTTAATACCAAAGAAGCCTGGTGATGTTATTGCTACTGGTTGTATAGGTTTGTTAGGCATTATGAAGGATACCACACTGTTTCTTCATCAGGTCTTCTTGCAGCTTCTATAGCTATAGCATCTCCTAAAGCCTGTTTAGCTACTGCGTACTGACTTGATACACTGATACCTCCATCTTCACCACGTTCTTCTATTGCTTTAGCCCATGCTAAAGATGTAATTATATTCTTTTGTATAGCAGTGGTGTCTGTATCAGTTGTTAGTTCTTCTTCAGGTATAACTAAGTCAAACCTTATTACATAATCACCATCAGGAATAGGATATAAATCTATTTGCCCATCTCTGTCAGGGTCTACACCATTAGGATTATAGTATAACGGTGCTCCCTGTGTAGGTGTGTCAGTTAACAACAAACTTTGTATAAAGTATGATGATGTTTGATAACGTAAAAATACATCTTCTGTATCATTATGTGCAGAGATAATTCTAAACTTGTTCCTAGCACCATCTAAGTTGTAGTTAAATGTGCCTTGTTGTGTCGTAAACGATACTGTACTTCTTAGTACATCCCAATTCCATGCGTCTTCTGTTTCTCTTTTAGCGTCATTAACTAAAGCACCTATCAAAGAAGAATACCCATTCTGAGACACACTGGTTACTTGGGCTTCTCTGAGCCTAACCAGTACATCATTTACTAAATCTAAATATGTAGTTGTAAGTGCCATTTAGCAATCCCATTTTCTTAGTGCTTTATTAATCCTACTATTAGGATCATTAGCAGTTTTACTACCTGTTCTTTTCTTTTTCATTCCTTGCATCCTAGCACAGAAACTCTTACGCCTAGATGCTTCCTTGGGTGACTTCTTTGCTTTCTTTCTTGATACTGGTGGTTTTAAGTTAGCACCTGTAGTTCTTTTAAAATACTTTCTACCAGCTTCATTAAGACCACCTTTAGGATTTTGATACTTTTTTTGAACCATTTTTCTTCCTTGCAAATGTTCTTACATTGGTAGGTTTACCACCTGTATTACCTGCTGCTCTCTTTCTTCTTACAGCAGACTTTCTTTGTGCTTCTGTCATACTCTTAGCTTTAGACCTAGGTACACATTTAGGATAGGCTCTCTTACTATCTTTAGTAGACTTACGACCACAAGCCTGAAACTTACCTTTCTTCTTAGGTGCTCCTATATCTACCCAGTCACCTTTCTTGCCTTTACCAAACCATTCTTTTAGTGACATAGTAAGCAACTCCTACAGGTATAACAACAATTATAAAAAACATAACTAAACCCATTTATGCGTAACCTCCACCTTTCTTCTTATATTGACGTACAACGTACCCTGAAGCATAAGCTGAAGGCCATTTATCAAACTTACGTTTTGCCTCTGCTACTACTCTGTTATACAGAGCCTTGTTAGTAGGTGTAGGAGATTTCTTAGACTTTTTTGCTGCCACTTTTAGCCCTCTTTTGTGCTGTTTTAGAAAGTTCTTTAAGATGAAAAAGTTTTTTACTAGACTTGTTATGTGTTGCACCAGAGTGCATATCACCATTAGGCATTTTGTGCATCTTGCCTTTATATTCTTTACCATCTCTAAAGTAGTGAGCTACGCCTTTAGCCATTATGCTTTTCTCTTAGCTGGCTTCTTCATTGGCTTCTTAGCCATCATCTTCTTACCACCATAACCTTTATTCATACCGTTTTTCATTGGTTTCTTCTTGCCTTTCATCATGCCGTACATAGACTTCTCCTTAGCTTAGTTTTAAAATAATAGTAACAAGTATTAATACAATAGAACCAAAACAACCAATTAATATAGTTTCTAGTCTCTTGATTTTAGAAAGTGTCTCAGCCCACCTTTCTGCACACACAGCCTCATGGGATGTTAGTCTTTTGTCTAGTTCGTTTAGTAACTCTTCTGTCTTCATCGTTTAAACACCTCCTGCACTAGAACCACTTATATCAATCCATGTCTGATTATCTTCATCCCAGTTATACATACCGCCATCAGTAGGCATAGCAGATGGTGCTTGCCATGTTGCATCAGCCGTATTCATAGACCAACTATTGTAAGGTTTAGGTGACATAAATAAGTCTTGGTCTACAAAGTAAGTATAACCTTTACCTGCATAGTTACCTCTCATATTACCGTTGTATGAAGTTTGTTTCCATGTGCCACCTAGTACTTTTTCAAGATGTGCTTGACCAATGTATTCTTTTTCAACACCGTTAACATCAGCAGTATCTTTGTTTTCCACTACAGTAACTCTTAAAACTTCGTTTGCACTATTTAACTCTGCAAAGTGTGCCATCTTATGCTCCTATATGTAATCCAGTTAATTCTGTATCTTCACCTATGTAACCTTTTAAGAATGTATTAAAAGATAAACTTATTCTTTCTTTGCCTACTACCTTTTCAACCATGTGAGTTAAGTTAGAAGGAAAGATAACTAAATCATTTGTTCCTGTTTCAAACCACCAACTCTCACTATTAAAAAGATTATATTCTTTAGCAGGTATTTTTATTTGTTTATAGTTTTCTTTATAAAAATAAATCTTATCTTTTGTTTTATCAGCTTGAACATAAAACACACCAGATATAAAACTATTTGGATGTGCGTGTTTATGATGAAACTGACCTTCTTTTGTATAGTTGCACCATGATTGAGTTATATAAGGCTCAACATTATTTTTAGGTTGATATATATTTTTAAAATATTCTTTTACAGATTTTTCTATAAATTGTTTTAGTTTTTTCATTTCTTTATTATTTAAAATATTATTATCAATTGATGTTGTATTACCTGTATTACCTCTTGTCTTTTGTTCAGTTATAAACTTTATTTCTTTTTCTGTAATACCTTTGTGTTTAAAAAAAGTTACTGCTGTAGGAAATAAGGAATGAGTTATCAATTCAATACACCACCAATTTTTCCTTGCATTTCTAGTATTTTATTTTCTTGGTCTTTTGTCCAAATAGTATTTATAGAATCTTCAAACTCTTGTGCTTTACGTTGTGCATCTTTAACTTCTTGCATAGAAGGGCAAGGTCTATCATCTTCCCATCGAGTAAACGTAGAATTAGAGATTTCCCACTTAGCACCAGGTCTTAGTAACTCCATAGCACTATCAACTCCAGTAAGTCTATAAATTTTATCTTTTGGTTTTATTTCCATTTATACTCCTATGCGTTCATAGTTATTAC